TTTCAGGTTGGAGTATTTTTGGCAACGCTGGTGGTAACTCAATTCCTCATCCTATTTATTCAGCAGGTGGCGGTGGAGGAGCAGGTGCTGCTGGTACAACAGGTAATGGTCCTACACTCGGAGACGGAGGTGCTGGAACAGCAAATTCAATTTCAGGATCAAGTGTGACTTACGCAGGGGGAGGCGGTGGCGGTGTGTATGGAACTAACGGAGGAGCAGGAGGATCAGGCGGTGGCGGAGCTGGAAAAGGTAACGCTAATGGAGTAGCAGGAACTGCCAATCTTGGTGGCGGGGGCGGTGGCTGCGGTCATTTAGATGGCTCAACAGATGCGTCTTACAATGGTGGTAATGGCGGAGCAGGTGTAGTTATTATTAGTGACCCAAAAGGCTCATTTGTTGCATCAAGCTGTTGGGATTTAAGAACTGTATATAGACAAGTAAAAGCAGGTAACTGGTCCTAAGTATCTTTATAGATAGCATTTAGCTATACTAATCTCTCAAGAAAGAGAGAAGATGAAAAATATTTACTTTTTATGCGGTTTGCCTAGATGTGGAAATACTTTGCTTGCATCTATATTAAACCAAAACCCAAACATAAGTGTTACTGCTAATTCTATAACAGCAGATATTTTATATAATCTTGAACAACTTAAAGAAACAACAAATTTTAAAAACTTTCCTGACTATCAATCATTAGATAATTTAATAAAAGGTAGTTTAGAACTATATTTTAAAGATTATAAAAGCAGTCATATTATTGACAGAAGTCCGTGGGGAACTCCTAAAAATATAGAACTTATAAAAAAATACATTACCCCAAATCCAAAATTTATTATTTTAGAAAGACCTTTTATAGAAATATTAGGTTCTCTTGCTAAAGTAAAAAATTGGAATAAAAAAAATTTAGAAGATTCTTGTTTTTATGAAATGACTGAAGGCATAACTGCTACTTATGCTTATGCCATACATAACATCATTAAAAGTAATAGCGATTACATAAAAATTAATTATGAAGATTTAACAATAAATCCTGAAAAACATATAAAACGCATTTATAAATTTTTAAAGATTCCAACCTATAAACATAGGTATGTTGACTTAGAACAATTTTCTATAAACAATATTAAATATGATGATAGTGTTTTGGATGGGTTATATCATAATGTTAAAGAAGATAAAATAGAAAAAAACAATTATGATTTGAATATGTATTTAAGCGAATCAATTATAAATAGCTATAAAAACGTATCTTTAGAAACATGGGTAGAAGATTTTTTAATAGAGAGAGGTTATTTTGAATCTTAAATGGTACTACTGGTACTTTCAATCAGCCATACCTGAAAGAATATGTGATGAGATTGTTCGTTATGGCAAAAAGCAGAATAAAGAAATGGCTCTTACAGGTAATGCTGATAAAAATAACTTAACTAAACTAGAGCTTAAAAATATTCAAAAGAAACGCAAGTCAGATATTGTATGGATGTATGACAGATGGATATACAAAGAAATACAACCTTACATACATCAAGCAAATGAAAGTGCTGAATGGAATTTTGAATGGGATTATAGTGAATCTTGTCAATTTACTGAATATAAAAAAGGTCAATTTTATGACTGGCATTGTGACTCACACATAGAACCTTATGACAATCCTGAAAATAGAAATTTACATGGTAAGTATAGAAAACTTAGCATGACTTTATCTTTAACTGATCCTGAAGAATATGAAGGTGGTGACTTAGAGTTTGATTTTAGGAATCAAGATGAAGCATCACAACCAAAAGTTTGCACAGAAATAAGACCAAAGGGTAGTTTGGTTGTTTTCCCATCTTTTGTTTGGCATAGAGTCAAACCAGTAACCAAAGGAATACGACACTCCTTAGTGTGTTGGAATTTAGGATATCCATTTAAATGAGCTTTAAGAAAAATAAATACCAAGTAATTAAAAACGCTATATCAACAGAGTTAGCAGACTTTTGTTATCAATACTTTTTAAATAAAAGAGCTGTAGCAAGATACTTGTTTGATGATAGATACATTTCACAATTTACAGATTATTTTGGCGTTTGGAATGATGTGCAAATACCTGACACCTATTCGCATTACGCTGATATTGTTATGGAAACTTTATTACAAAAGGTTAAACCTATTATGGAAAAAAAATTAGGTGTTAAGCTAACTGAAACTTATTCGTATGCAAGAATCTACAAAAAAGGTGATGAGCTAAAAAGACATAAAGATAGAGACTCATGTGAAATATCAACCACTATGTTTTTAGGTGGTGAGGATTGGCCAATATTTTTAGAACCATCAGGTGAAAGGGGAAAAAAAGGCATAGAGGTTAAGTTAGAAAAAGGCGATATGCTCATGTATCGTGGTTGTGATTTAGAACATTGGAGAGAACCTTTTAAGGGTGAAAACTGCGGACAAGTGTTCTTACATTATAATGATGCCAGCAGCCCAAAAGCAAAATTTAATAAATTTGATGGCAGACCCATGATAGGGTTGCCTGGATATTTTCAATCAAAAAGTTAAAGGTGTATGCACATAAAGATTCCAAACTTTTTATCAAAAGAAGAATGTAAGTTAATTGAAAAAATTTCTTTAGAAAAGGAACAAGAAATACTTTCTTTGCCTGTATATGATAACTTTTTTTCAGGCACGACTGACAGACATCAAAATTATAACCTTTTAAACTTTGTTCCTGAAATAGACATAACAAGTAAAATTTTTAATTTACCGATTATGCAAGATGAAGACGAGTGTTGGATTCAGTGCTGGATTAATATTCTTAATAAAGGTGAAGGTATACCCATGCACAATCATGGTCATCCTGAAAATATTTTTTATTCTTGTAATGTATTTATTTCAGGTCCAAATGATTGTTTTACTTTTTATGATGATATAGGTCATGTGCCTAACAGGGTGGGTGAACTACATTTAATTGATTGCCACCTTTTTCATGGTGTAAAAGAAAACATAAACGACCAACCAAGGCTGTCTATTGCTTTTGATATACACTTTAGTGATCCAAAAGACTTTGAAAACTACAAGCAAAGAATTGTTCACGCCAAGAGAAATTAGTATATAATTTTAAAAAAACTGAGGTAATACAGTATGGATATATTAATACCACTAGCAATAATAGTAGTAGTTTTGGCTTGGTCTGTAAAAAAATTTAAGCCTGAGCTTTGGGCTAAAGTTACATCTAAGTTTAAATAAACTTATTTTAGTTCCCGGCTAATGGATGCAGTATCTGTCATTACAGAATTAGGCTTTCCAATAGCAGCGGCCTTGGGATTAGGTGTTTTTGTTTGGAAACTTATCAATAGAATTATTGATGGAATGGAAAATAAGTTAGATACTTTAGATGAAAAAGTTCAAACAAGTTTAGATACAATGGAAGAAAGAGTATCAACAAAGTTAGACTCACAATATGGAATTATAGTTAGTTTAATTGACAGAGTTAGGGCTATGGATAATCAAAGCATTAGACAAGATGTTTTATTAAAAACCTTGTTAGGAGTTCCAAACTTAGTAGATATAGACAAAATAGCAAAAGCAGATAGAGATGATCAAAGAAAGGATTAGTTACACATGAAATTTGGTTTAATTAAAAATGTAGTAGGGGCGCTTGCTCCAACGCTTGGTTCAGCTTTGGGTGGCCCATTAGGCGGCCAGGCAGCATCTGTTATTGCTGGCGTGCTTGGCTGTCAAACAGATCCAAAATCTATTAACAAAGCTATACAAGAGGCCACTCCAGAACAAATGCTTGAGTTAAAAAAAGCTGAACAACAGTTTGAAGTTCAAATGAAAGAGCTAGATGTAGATATATTTAGACTAGAAACAGTAGAAAAACAAGACGCTAGAAAAACTTTTAACAAAGATTGGACAGCTAGAATTATGGGTATTGCTGTTGTTGGTGGTTTTATGGGCTACATATTTTTAGTAACACTGCAACCACCTGAGCAAAACTCTGAAGCTTTAATTAATTTAGTGTTAGGATATTTGGGTGGGTTGGCATCAGCAGTTATATCGTTTTACTTTGGAGCATCCAATACGGGTGATAAAAAGGATGGCGAATAGAAACACAGTTCAATCAGTCGCGTCAGACTTAAAGTCTCATGAGGCAAAATGTGAAGAAAGGTGGAAGACAATATTTAAAGAAACAGAAGAAATAAAAACAGAAGTTTCAGACTTAAACAAAACTTTAAAAATGGCAGTGTTTGGATGTTTCGGATTTTTAGGAACCTTGCTAATAGCATTAATATCAATAATCTTTCCTCTAAATTAATGCACACTTCAGACGAAGGCTTTGAGCTTATAAAGAAATTTGAAGGCTGTGAGCTTGAAGCTTACCAGTGCGCTGCTGGGGTATGGACTATAGGTTATGGCCATACCAAAGATGTACAAGAAGGTGATAAGTGGTCTGAAGAAAAAGCAGAGTTTATGTTATGGCGTGAGCTTGAAGATGAGTATGAACATTACATAAATGCTCTTGTTACAGTGCCAATGAATCAATGTCAATTTGATGCTTTGGTTTCTTGGGTATACAACTTAGGTCCAGCTAATTTAAAAGTATCTACTTTATTAAAAAAATTAAATGCAGGAGAGTACAACGAAGTTCCTGAACAAATAAAAAGATGGAACAAAGCAACTGTAAATGGTGAGCGCAAAGTATTGCCTGGCCTTACAAGAAGAAGAGAAGCAGAAGCTTTAATGTTTGAAGGAAAGGACTGGCAACACATATAACGGAGGCTAGATGTCTGAATCCTCTGCTAGAATATCGTTAGCAGGAGAATATCTAGCAGCATCTTACATGCTGAGATATTGTGACTCTGTAATACCTACACCTCCGGGACACAAAGCAGATCTTATTCTTGATCACGACAACGCCCTTTATAGGGTTCAAGTAAAAACTACAAATTCTGTATACACAAGAAGAGATAGCGATTATTATCGTTGGGAGTTGCGCACAAGTAAAAGAACTGTTAATAACATTCGCCAAAATAAA